TAAAAATCTTATTGGATTCCAAGGTAGAGCGCTTGGTCAATCTAAACTGAGATATATTACCATAAAATTGGATGATGATAATCCGAAAGTATTTGGATTAGATAAAGTTGATCTGGATAAGAGTGTATTGGTTGTCGAAGGACCAATCGATTCATTATTCCTCAAGAATAGCATAGCTGTGTGTGATTCGAATCTTGAATCTGCATCACAACATGTAAAAAAAGAAAAGATTGTATTAGTTTTTGACAATGAACCTAGAAATAAAGAAATTGTTAACAAGATAGGTGAAGCTATCGATAAACATTTCAACGTGGTCATATGGCCTGAAATGGTGGAAGAAAAAGATATCAATGAAATGATTTTGGATGGTGCATGGACACCAGAAGAAATATCTGATATTATTGAACAGTGCACATATGTAAACTTGCGCGCTAAACTTGAATTTATTAAATGGAAGAAGGTATAAAATGACTGTAAAATTGATTTCGTATTCCCAAGGTGCTGATGGTAAGAATTTATTGGAACAAGTTGCATATGCAGCTCGAGTGTCTAATCCAGCGAACCAAAACAACGACCAAACTGCTGAAAAATTGGTACGTTACTTGATTAACAATCAACACTGGTCACCGTTGGAAATGGTTTCCATCACATTGGAAATCGAAACAACCAGAGATATTGCAAGACAGATTCTACGTCACCGTAGTTTCAGTTTCCAAGAATTTTCTCAACGTTACGCTGATGCTTCCCAGATGGGATTTATCACCCGTGAAGCGAGACTACAAGATACTAAAAATCGTCAAAATAGTATTAATGTTGAAGATGATAAATTGCAAAAAGCGTGGATGGATATGCAAAATGATGTTATACAACTGTGTAAGTCCCATTATCAGAATGCATTGAATATGGGCATTGCAAAAGAACAAGCTCGTGCTGTTTTACCTGAAGGTATTACAGGTTCTAGACTTTACATGGCTGGCACTTTAAGGTCTTGGGTACACTATATACAACTCCGTTCCGCCAATGGCACACAAAAGGAACACAGGGACGTAGCTCTCAATTGTGCAAAAGCAATTGAGCCAATTTTCCCAATGATTAAGGAATATGTAAATGTCTAAGATATTAAGATTTACGGCCGCATGGTGCCAACCTTGCAAGATGCTTGCAAAAAACCTAGAAGAAGCTAATCTAGGCATACCCATTGAAACAATAGATATTGATGTGCATCCAGAATTAGCTACAGAATATGGTGTACGTTCTGTACCAACATTGATTCTTAAAGAAGAAAAAACAGAAACCAGGTTGGTTGGTTTACAACCAGTAACAAAACTTAAATTATGGGCGATGGGAGTTTAAATTGAATACAAAAGATGATGTGATTACATTTATGAATGCTTGTGACCAGAAAGAAACTGGTCTTGGATCCAAACAAGCAAATCTTTACATGAATTTAATCAAAGAAGAATATCATGAATTAATTGATGCATTTTTTCAAAATGATATTGTAGAAATTGCTGATGCATGTGCAGACTTGAAATGGGTTATAGAAGGACTAGAACACACGTTGCAATTACCACAACAGGAAGTTTGGGATGAAGTCTCAAGAAGCAATTTGAGTAAAATATCTCCTAGTGGTAAGGTATTAAAAAGGGAAGATGGTAAGGTAATCAAACCTGAAGGTTGGACGCCGCCAGATATTAAAAGAATATTAAATAATAAGGAATAACTATGGATAAATCACAGAGGGTATTAAGCGACTTGGTAATTTTTAATAAGTACGCAAAACATGTTCCTGAATTGCAACGCAGAGAAACATGGGATGAAATATGTGACAGGAATATGGCCATGCACATGCAAAAGTTTCCTATGTTGAAAAAGGAAATTAAGGATGTGTATAAGAGTTACGTTCACACCAAAAAGGTTCTACCATCAATGCGATCCATGCAATTTGCTGGTGCACCTATTGAACTATCAAACTCAAGAATTTTTAATTGTGCATACACACCAATGGACCATCCGTTCGCATTCGCTGAATTGATGTTCTTATTGCTTGGTGGAACCGGTGTCGGTTATTCTGTACAGAAGCGTCACGTTAATAAGCTTCCAAAGATTGTTGGACCTTCTTCCAAGACACGTAGATTCTTGGTTGGTGATTCTATAGAAGGATGGTCAGACGCAGTTAAGGTCTTGGTTAAATCATACACAACAGGTAAGTCATCACCAGCATTTGATTTTAGAGATATTAGACCTAAAGGAGCAAGACTGGTTACTTCCGGTGGCAAAGCACCAGGTCCTGATCCATTGCGTATTTGTATTGAACATTTGCGATCCATTCTAAATGGCGCTATTGGTCGCCAATTGACCAGTATTGAAGTTCATGATATGTGTTGTCATATCGCTGATGCTGTCCTTGCAGGTGGTATTCGTCGTGCTGCAATGATTGTTGGATTTGATATCGATGACATGGATATGTTGTCATGTAAGTCTGGTGCTTGGTGGGAACTTAACCCTCAACGTGGTCGTGCTAACAATTCTGTAGTGTTGAAACGTGGTGAAGTAACAGAAGAACAATTCAAACATATCTGGAATATTGTTGAACGTTCTGGTGCAGGTGAACCAGGATTCTTCTGGACTAATGATGAAGATGTATTCACAAATCCATGTTGTGAAATTAGTTTGAATCCAAATCAGTTTTGTAATTTGACGGAAGTTAATGTTTCTGATGTTGAGTCACAGGAAGATTTGGACAATAGAGTTTACGCTGCATCATTTATTGGTACTCTACAAGCAGCTTACACAGATTTTCATTATCTTCGCCCTGTTTGGAAAGATACAACTGAACGTGAAGCTTTGATTGGTGTTGGTATGACCGGCATTGGTTCTGGCGCTGTTATGAAATTGGATCTAGAGCAAGCTGCTAATGTTGTAAAGAAAACAAATGCAGAAATTGCAAAGGTATTGGGTATTAATCCTGCGGCTAGAACAACCACTATAAAACCTTCCGGTACCGCATCATGCGTTGTTGGTTCCGCTTCTGGTATTCATGCATGGCATAATGATTTCTATATTCGTAGAGTTCGTGTAGGTAAGAATGAAGCATTGTATCAATACGTACTTAAAAACATACCCCACTTGGTTGAGGATTGTATTTTCAAACCACACATTGAAGCTGTGTTATCAATTCCACAAAAAGCACCTGAGGGAGCTATCCTACGCACAGAGAGTGCAATGGAATTACTTGAACGTGTGAAGAAATTCAACCTAGAGTGGGTTCGTCCTGGTTATACATCCGGCAAGAACCACCACAACGTATCATGCACAATATCACTAAAGAATGAAGATTGGCCTACTGTTGGTAATTGGATGTGGAACAACCAAGAACACTATACCGGTATTTCTGTACTTCCTTATGATGGTGGGACGTATCAACAAGCACCATTTGAGGATTGCACAAAAGAGGTTTATGATGAAATGATGAAACATTGCAAAAACATAGACTTCTCTAAGGTAATTGAGATTGAAGATGTTACAAATCTATCATCAGAACTTGCATGTGTCGGTGGAGCTTGTGAAGTAAAATAATAACAATAAAGGAGTCAAAAATGACCAATAAAATTATATCAGGAGAATGCTTAGAGTGTGAATCAACTTATGAAGTTCAATACGTTGAACAGTTAGTATCTCAGGAACTACCAGAACATTGTCCGTTCTGTGGTGCCGCAATTGAGGACATTTCCGAAGAATATATAGAGGATGATGAACTCAATGATAATGAACAATGGGACTAAACTGGAAATATAAAAATGAAGATTTCACCGAAGAATTAATAGGTGACAGTTACGGGTTTGTATATCAAATTACAAACCTGTTAACTGGACGTAAATACATTGGTAAAAAATTATTCTATTTTTCAAAGACTAAACAAGTCAAAGGAAAGAAAAAGAAAATAAAAGTTCCCAGTGATTGGAAGACCTATTATGGAAGTAGTGATGAATTACTTAAAGATGTTACTGCTTCCGGTGAAATCAATTTTGGTAGAGAAATATTACATCTATGTAAAACTAAGGGTGAATGTAGTTATCTAGAAGCTAGAGAACAGTTCGACCATAGGGTGATGGAGAGTGATGATTACTATAATTCCTGGATTATGGTAAGAGTCCGAAAAACACACATAAAAAGTTTTATAGAGGATTCAAAAAATGTTAGATTGTCTACAACAGTTTAAGGATCAGAATATTGATATATTATTTTTCCTTCCTGGTCAAAATGAAAGTGAAGTTAATCTGCAAGCCGACCATTTAGCAAATCTTGGTGAGAAAATAAATCCAAATGATGTTGGTGATTGGTATCATATTGTGTTATTCAAGGAAAATGATGAAGGTTTTGTTGAGAATTTTGATGATTCTGAAGCAATACTTACAGACCCATTGGAGTATGTCTCTATGTTGATACCACAAGGTTGGTATGGAGTGGTATGTAAAAAAACAACAACATCGGATGTTGTAATCGATGATATAGTTGACAAATTCTTTACCGAGTGATATACTATAGCTTGAAACTATTGGAATCTTATAATGATAATTATCGACCTTAATCAGGTAATACTTGCTGGTATTATGCCACATTTGATGGACAAGAAAAATGGTGTACCTGATGAATACCTGTTCAGGCATTTGGTTTTGAATGTTCTACGTGGACATATTAAAATGTTCAAGAAGAAATACGGTCCAGAGATTGTTATCGCTTGTGATAACAGAAAATACTGGCGCAAAGACTTCTTTCCTTACTACAAAGCATCCAGAAAAAAGACCAGAGAAAAGTCCGATTTGGATTGGCATTTTATTTTTGATATGTTGACCAAATTCAAACATGAGATTAGAGACAATATGCCCTACAAGCTTGTGGACGTTGAACAAGCGGAAGCGGATGATATTATTGGTACACTTACACCAAGACAGAGTGCACATGACAAAGTGTTGATCATATCCAGTGATGGTGATTTTCTACAGTTGCAATATTACAAGGATGTTGAACAGTATAATCCGGCTGAGAAGAAATTCGTCAAATGTAAAAATCCCATTGAAGATTTAAAAGAGAAGATTATTCGCGGTGATCGCGGTGATGGTATTCCAAATATATTCTCACCCGGAGACACTTTTGTTGTCGGTAAAAGGCAAAGTGTTATTACACAAGATAGATTCACCAAATACCATGGTACACCTGTGGAAGAATGGGATGAAAACGCTCGTGTCAACTATTCAAGAAATAAGACATTAATTGATTTGTCTTGTATTCCAGTTGATATAAAAGAGAAAATCATAAATAATTATGAAGAATGTAAAACGAACAACAAACAACAAATGTTGAACTACTTTATAACGAACAAATTGAAGAATTTAATTGAAGTGATTGAGGATTTTTAATGAAAAATATATATGAAGTGTTTGATGAATTTGAACTTGCAAGTAATCACAATTCAAGAATGGAAGTAATCAGACTTAATTTGTCCAAGACTTTGGTGGATGTTTTACATTATACATTCCATCCGGATCATGAATGGTTGGTTAAAGAATTACCTCACAACTATAAGTTTCCGGATACATTACCTGGAATGTCTTATGCTCAATTGTCAACACAGTTCCGTAAGCTTTATCTTTTCAAAAAAGGTGACGCCACGGCCGAATCACTAAGTCCTAATAAACGAAACGAATTGTTATTGCAGTTACTAGAATCTCTAGAACCGCGTGAAGCTGAAGTTGTTATTGGAATCTTTAATAAGGATTTAGGTGTAAAAGGTTTAGATTATAAGTTTGTTAAAGGGGCTTTTCCACAACTTTTACCATAATGAAAAAATTAAAACTAAAAAAGAAAGATAGTATAGTAATTGTAACTGGAGTATTTGATCCTTTATCTATAGAAGATATTAATTTTCTAAAGTATTGTAAGAAAAGAGGAGATTGGTTAATAGTTGGTCTACATTCTGATTTTTGGGCTGCCGAATACCGCGGTGGATATATGCAAAATTATGATGAACGTTATAAGATACTATCAGAATTGAAATGTGTGGATGAAATATTTTCATTCAATGATTCTGATGGTACAGATTGTCAACTTTTAAAAGTTATTAAGATATGTTATCCAGATTCATATTTCACATATGTATCGGAGGATGACAAGGGTAATAT